ATCTTGCCATATTTTTCTCCTATTTGTTGTTGTTGTATACTAATTAAACCACTCCGTAAAGTGAGATTGTTCCAGCATCTATATTGCCTGAAGTCATCTTAAATCTTGCTGTATTAATTGCTGAAGTAGAATTACAATATCCAGCAACATAAAAAACCATACTTTCATCATCTGAACTAATTACATTTAAATTGGCTATAAAATGTTTTACAAAAGTTGTAGAAGATGGATTAAATAAATGTATATAACCACTAACTCCTTGATCGTTATCAGCACCTAAAGAAGTTCCTAGTTTTTGATCTGAATTATCTTGTGCTAAATCATTACTTGTTACATAGCCAAAAGCAGTATCATTACCAGCTTCATTGTGATATGCTCTAAATACTGTTGTAGTTTTAGGTATGTTAAAATTACTACCACTATCAGCACTAAAATTAATAAGAAATTGATTACTGTCTGCTGATGGATGAATATTATAAAACTTAAAAATATACTCTTTATACGTACTGTCTATTCCACTTGTAAAATCTAATGTTGCACTAGAACTAGCTGTCTGTGTAGATATTAAAGTTAAAGCACCTGTACCTGTTGCGTTAGATGAAAATGAGTGATCGTATTTTAAATTAGAATATGTTGTCATTAGGCTATCCCATACATTTTGATAATTCCTGAATCAATATTTCCGCTAGAAAATTTGAAGTCAACTCCGTCAATAGCGGCAGTTACGTTGCAATAGCCAGCACTATAATCTTGTCTGCTTCCAGGATTTGTTGCCATATGTGTATTTCTAATTATAAAATTTTTAACAAAAGTTGTATTAGATGGTGCAAACAAAAACATTTCACCACATAAAGAAGCATCAGCATCAGTTCCATAAGTATTTTCATTTAAACTTAAATAACCTGTGGCTTGTGCTAAATCTAATCCATCACTATACGATATACTTGCACCACCATCAGCTTCGGTATGATTGGCAAGAAAACTAGTTGTTGTTTTTGTTGCATCAAAAGCAGAAGAACCATCTCTAAAATTTAATTGCCATTCCACATTATTTGTAGCTGGATGAATATTTATCCATTTAAAAATATAAGTTCTATATGTACTATCAATCCCACTTGTAAATGATGAAGAAGAAACACCTGATGTTATTGTGTTTGTGGCTAATAAATTTAAACCACCACCAAAACCACTAGGTAAATTATAATTGTATCTTATGTCTGTATATGTACCCATTAAACTACCCCAAACATTTGGATTACTCCGGTATCAATATTGCCTGAATTTAATTTAAACCTTACACCTGTAATTGCAGACGTAGTGTTTCCGTAACCAGCAACAAATAAATTATTACTATAATTAGGGTTAGATTTATATTGTGTATTGACTATAAAATGTTTAGTAAAAGTTGTTGATGAGGGTTCAAACAAGTGCATAACTCCAGAACCATTGTCATCATTATCATTTTGCATTTCCCACATTATTCTTTGGTCGTCTGTCGATTGTGCTAAATCTCTAGTAGCAAAATAAGCTAATCCAGTAGTATTATCTTCTTCATTATGGTTTGCTAAAAAAAAGGTAGTAGTTTTTGTGACGTTAAAATTAGTTCCATCTGTTGTAAGATTAAATTGAAACAAAGCATCATTTACTGATGGGTGTATATTATTAAATAAAAATATATATTCTTTATAAGTGCTATTTATTCCACTTGTAAAATCTATTGATGAACTGCTACTAGCAGTTTGAGTTGATAATAAAACTAAACCACCAGCATTTGCATAAGAATTATTATATCTAATTGCGTTATATACGGACATATTATTTGTCCCTCAATAACCAACCTTGCGTAGCATCAGTATATACTAAAGTAAAACCAGCACGTTCAGTTGCCACAGTAAGATCAGCCGCACTTCCTTGAATTTTTTCTGAACCATTTGCGGCAACTGTTAAATTGTTTGTGTCAAATGTTCCAGCATAATCAATAACTGAAACTTCATTTCCTAAAGTTCCAGCTGGAAGTGTTAAAGTAAAAGCAGATGATGTTGTGTTACAGAAATAACCCTCTCCAGCGGCGGCTGTAAAACCTGAAGTCTTAACGGCTTGCCAAGAAGTACCGCCTGAATTATCTACAAAAGATAAAACTCCTGAACCATTTGTTGTTAAAATTTGATCTGCTGAACCATCTGCATTAGGAAATTTAATTCCATCTAAATTTAATTTACCTGAACCTTTTGGTGTTAATTTTAAATCTATATTTGTATCATCACCTGTTGCCGATATTTCAGGTGCATTACTTGTTGCGGCATTTGTAATATCTATTTGATTAACTGCATCAGCAGTTGTTTGAAATACAATTTGTTCTTTATTATTCTCGTCTAATATTCCGTGTGCATCATCTATTACAATATTTTGAGAATTAGTATCTAAATTTCCACCTAATTGAGGAGAGGTGTCATTGACTATATCAAATGTTACTGTTGAATCTGTAAAATCAACTGTGTTTGCTGTGGTGTTAATTGTTGCTAAAGGAATATCAGCACCACCATCATAAAATTTAAGAACGTGAGCTGTTACACCGCCTGATGTGTCTAACCAAATTGTTCCAGCGACAGCACCACTTGGTCTTGATGTTCCTGAATTAGATGTATTAATAGCAGACAAAACATCATTAATGTCTGATCTAACTGTAGGAAAAGATGCGTTTGCTATGTTATAATCGTGTTGAGCCATAATGTTTTCTTATATCCCTTTTAAAACCCTTTTGCAATAAAATCAAATGTTTTAGATATTGCTGTTCCACTTGAATTTTTGAATGTTACGTTAAAACCATTGATTGTTTTAGATTCAACAATAAAAAAATCTCCTGTTGCCATATCTTCTGCTGTAATTCCTACTGCATAATTAGCAGTTTTATAAGGGTTTGTAAATGATACAGTTTTAGTTCCAGCACCTGAAGTTATATTGTTATCACTAAATATTCTATCTTCCATATCTATTGTAACTGATACTTCTTCAACAACAGGGGTTGAAGCTAAATCAGTTGAAGTTAAAACAACTCTAAATTTAAAATATCTAGCAGTATAGTTTCCTATTACAAAATTTTGAAAAGCTGTGTAAGTAGAATTATCATCACTTGTTGCAATTTCAATATGTGCATTAGAATTAGCTGGTGTATCTCCATCAAAACTTGAATTTTGAGAATCAAATAATCCTGATCTATTATCAAACAAATCATCAGGGTCATCAGAAGTTTGTTTTAAAGTAGCTGTAAGTCTGCAAGTATGTTTAGCACCTATATCAACTACATCTGCAAATAAATAATTACCACTTGCATAGAAGTCTGCATTAGCAACACCTGAATCAAAAAATCTAGTTGTTTCTGTATCAAAGTTTCCACTAGCTGAATCAAATAATTCTGAAGAATCTAATCTTAAAGTGTTATCTACTATTGCTGTATTTGTTAATGTTCCATCAAAATCAGGGTGTTCTGATACTGATGTAATAGAGTTAAAATTTTGAATACTTGTAACATTAGAAATAATTGCAGTTGCATTAGAACTTGCATTCCCTAGTTTATCAAATGCTTTAATAAGATAAGTACCAGCCCTAGCTGGAACTGTAATTGATGTTGCTGGTCTTGATACTTTTTCTACTAAAGATACAGAGTTTGCCCAATCTCCTGTTCCATTTGTTTCTGTTGAATATCTAATTTGGTAAAAAGCTAAATCTAAATCAGGTACTTGTGTCCAACCTAAATGCGCTTCTTGTCCTAAAATATTACAAGAAAAGTCAGTTACATCTGCTGGTGGTTCTATCGCACCAACAATAGTTCTTTGTGCTGTTACATAAGTTGATGAAACTCCAAAACTATTTACAGCTTTTACTCTTACATCATAAATTTTTTGATCAATTACATTTAAGACTCTATGATTTAAACCTGAACCTTGTGCATAAATAATAAAATCTGAATCTGTACTTAGTTTATATTCCACTTGGTAATAATCAACAAAGCTATCAGGGGAAGCACCTATTGTTACATTTAATGCAACGATTACTGTGCCATCATTATATTCAATTAATTCATCATCTAAAGTAACAGTTGCTGGTGGTTGAATAACATAAGGATTTGGTAATGTTGTACTTGGTGTTGATGCAACTTGTGTTTTACTAGCCCAAGTATAATGTGAGTCTTGATGTTCCATTAAATCTAAACCTAATGTGAAATCAGGATTAAAATTAATTCCTAATACTCTAAATTGTTTATTACTAAATCCTAATGAAGAATGTGTTACTCCTAAAATATCTCCTATGGCTATATCATAAGCACTAAAGCTAACATTGATTGTTATACCTAATGCTTCTCTTGATCTTCTTAATATAACTTCTGCTAACTCTAAAGCTTGATATGGACTCGTAATGGTTTTCATGTCAAATCTTCCCTCTAATAAAAATCCACCATCAACTGCTTTCATAGTTGCGTGTTTATCTGCTGTTGCATAACCACTATCATCTATTTCAGGAAATTGAACTTCATCTACTTGATAGTTTCTATCAGGATTAACAAACGAACATATAACTCTATTATATTTTGAATTTTTTGTTGGACTAGATAAAGTATAACCACCAATTATATCATCTTCTGTAACTGTAATTGATGATGACCCTGTTGTTTCTACAATTAATTTATATTTACCACCAACATAAGGCAAATAACCTCTACAACCTTTTAAAAATTCTCTAACATTATCTATAACTGGACTTGATGTATCTATAATTGCGTTGCAATCCATAACATCAATCGCACTTGCAGACCCATAAGGAGTAACATCTGTATCACATATTGTTGATGCAGTATAAAAACTTGGTATATCAATATTTGCTATGTCTATTCCTTTTCCATATCTTTCGTTTGTTAAATAATCTAATAAACACCAAGCTGGGTTATCAGAATGTGCCGCAGTTTGTGCAACTGAACTAGAATTATAAGCTACTACTTTTTTACCTTGTACTACTGATTGAACCTTTGGAACTCCTGTAAATGCGTCTGCGTTCCATTTAAACCTTAAAGCTAAATAAGAAAGACCAGATAATTTATGATTACTTCCCCATGATGATAATGTTGATAATAAATTAGATGCAGATTGACCGTCAGTTCCATAATGAGGTTCAACTGTAATTAAACTTTCTGAATCTTTATAAAAATTACTATCTCCACTTCCAACTGTTCTTTGAGTATTATCTGCTAAATCACCTGACCAAGTTACTACTTTGTCATCTATTCTAATTTCTGTTATATCGTTTATTTCTCCCTCACTTAAAACTATTGCCATATACAAATAGGTGTTATCTGTTCCTGATGTTTCCATAAAGACTCTAGTTCCACCAATCATTCTAGTTCCATAAATTACAGGAATATTTGCGTCATTAGATTGTTTGTTTAATAAAATACCTTTTTCAAAATTATCAAAATCAGTAGTTCCAAAATCAGGTTGTTCAGGAACTTTAGGTCGCATTACCCAAGCTATTGCAAGTGTAACAACTAAACCAACAACAGGATTAATATTTAATGCTTTACTTGCAAAACTTACCGCCGCTTTTACAAATCCACCAAATCCACCAAAACCCATTATTCTCTACCCCATTTAATATCTTGTACTGTTTGAGAACTAAAATTCATTCCAACATCTGAACTAAAAAATCTTTGTTGTGATGTGTTGTTTGTTTTACGACCATTTTTTTTATCAAAGTCTGCCCAATGACTAACAATGTTCAAATTAACAACACTTTGTTTTTCAGATTCATTCACACTAAAACTTTCTATGTTTCCGGCATATAAAAGAAAAGGGTCTGCAATAATAGAATTGTCATCTGCTAATAAACCTCTAAAAATAGTTACAGAATCATTAACTACATTTTCATTTAAACAAGTTGATATAAATGTTTGATCTGCACCTGATAAAGATATTATTAAACTTGATTTAGTTACGTCTGCTTGTTCGTTAAAACTGCCAAAACCTAATATAAAATCACTTGCTAAATAGGTAACTGAACCACCTGATATTGATGAAGTTAAAGGAAACGAACAATCTGTAATATTAACAGCAGTACCAAAACCAAGTGTAAGAAGATGAAATGGTCTAATATCATTTGTTGCTAGTTCGTTCTTTAGTGCTGTCGTTAAACTTCTTGTCATCTTCGTATGTTCTCCTATTTACTTTAATATTTAAAACTTTAATAACTGCTTTATCTGATGGTTCTTCATATTTACCTAAATTATTATTAACAATATTAATATCTTTTTTATCAACTAATTCTTCAGCTATAACATCAACTGTTGCCCAATGCTTTATTAAGTATTTCATTACAAAGCTTCTTCGACATCAAATTGATACTCGTAATATAAATTGCCATCTTTATCTGCACCATTAACACCAAATTCTTGTATATCAGAAGTTAAAGAAACAGTAAAAGGAACATTATCATAAGTTACTACTGAATCGTTTGCTAGTGCTACAAGTAAAGGTGGTTCTATTGTAACTGTTGAAGCATTACTTGAACTTGTTGCATCTGCTACAACCATGTAAACTTTATTATGACTTGCAAACTTTAAAAAATCACCAGCTTTAAATCTTCCAGCACCATCTCCAGCAAATCCGTCCATAGCTATTGTTGTATCTCCAACTGCATGAACACCATTAACTAGAACTGTTCCTGATTCATTTCCTCTAGCATCTTCGATTTCAGGTGGAATAATAGTAAAAGTTTCTTTTTGACTTCTTTGTTTCATTATAAAAGCCATTAAATCTCCATAAACGTCTGATCTTTTTGCAGTAATAATCTGAACTGAAAAAGCAAATCTTTGATTATCTATTTGTCTTACTAATCTTTTACCTGATACTGATTTAGATATAATAGTATTTTGAATTGACTTTATTCCTAAAGTTCCAAATTTAGCTGTTGATATTGGGAAAGCACCTGACATTATATAATACTTTTCGCACCTCTCTCATTTACTGCGTTATTAATTAATTGAGTTATTGTTCCTCTACTTTGAGTTAATAGTTCATCAAAACCTCTAGCATCTACTGTGTTAATATTAAAATTAACAGTAGTTGAACCACCACCACCACCACCTCTAGCAGATTGTTGTATTTGACCTGATTGATTTGGTACAAATAATTCTGCACCTCTTTCACCTACCATATATGGTTGTCCTTTTTGTACTGAACCACCTGATGCTCTACCACTAAACATACTTAAAAAACTTCCACCACCGCCTGTAGCGGCATTAAGTGCTATTTGCCTTTTTAGATTAGTGTTTTGTCGTCTAATTAGATTATCTTTTTCTGCTTCTTTATTTACAATATCTCCTAATAATAATTTTTCTATTCCAAGTAAAGCAAGTCTTTCAATAGTTTTAGATATAATGTTGATTAGTATTTGTTGTGCTAACTTCTTAAATGTTTCATTTAACTCTTTACCTAATACTATTGATTCTGCAATAGATTTTGAAACACTACCCACACCAGACTTTATCATTCCAACTATTTCTTTTTGTATTTTAAAACCCTCATTTAGGTTTTTAAGTTCTTCTTTAATTTTTTCAAATAATGTTTTTTGTTTAACTAAATCAAAATTTACTTCTTTAATAGCTTTCTTACCTTTTTCTATTTCAATAACAAAAGGAACATCAAAACCTAATAATCTTTGTATATCTTCTATTTGTTTTTTAATAAAATTAGTTGCGTTACCAACTGCTCTTATTGCACCAGCTAATGCTTTTACAGCAAATACTAAAACTTTACTTATTGCTCTACCTATTGTTTCAAATGCTTCTGCATTTTCTTCTATAAACTGATTTAAACTTTTAAATTCTTTTTTAAGTTCATCAAAGAAACCAGCACCAGCAACACCTCTTTTAAAGTTAAATAATTTATCTCCAAGCATTGATAAAGTTCCAGTAAATGTTGTAGCAAGTTCATCTGTTGCATTACCAAACTTTCCACCTTTACCAAAAACTTTTTGAAATGCTTTTACCGTTTCTTCTGCTGTAACAGTTGCACCAGCTTTAAATCCAAGCATATCCCTAACACCTTTTTCTCTAAAGATGTCTGCCGCACTTATACCACCAGCAAATGATCTTTGTATTTGTTCTCCAGCAGTTCTAAAATCTATTCCTGTGACTGCCGCAACATTACCAGTTATTTCTAATATCTTTGCAAGTCTTTCAGAATCTCCAGCAACTACAGCTAAATTTCCTGATGCTTCTTGAATCTGTTCTAATGAAAAAGGAACTTTAGAAGCAAAGTTTGACATTACTTCAAATGCTTTAGCACCCTCTTGGGTACTACCAAATAATTGTTTTAATCTAACATTTAAATCTTCTATACTTCTTCCTGTATTAACAAATGATCTAACTACAAGTCCAGCACCTAAACCTACAAAAGCACCTTTTAAACTAAATACAGCATTTTTTAATCTACCTAGACTTCCTTGTAACTTACCAAGTGCTTGTTTCGTTCTATCTTTTGCTACAATGTCTATTTTAAGTTGCTGTGCCATAACTTATTATCTGTGTTTAGTTATCCTCTCTTGACTTTTATACTCATCTTGCTCTTTTTTCAAGTAAGCTAACCATAAATTATAATGGCTAACTGGCATATTTAAAACTTCTTGAATTGTAATGTGGAGTCTGTCTGCTACTACTAAAAGCGACCTAATTTCAGGGTCGCTAACTACTTTTTTTCGGCTTCCTCGTAATTGGTATCTAAAAGAATTTTATTAGCAATATTAGCAATAACATTAGAGTCTGCTTTTTTTCTTAAAGCAAGTTTATCAAATGGTTCAAAAGCTTTAATCATTTCTCCCTTGTCGTTTTTGACTTGGAGTTTCATTATAAGTAAATCAACAAGAACAGTTAAATCTTGAAAATTACTAGACTTTTTAAAGATTATGTTTTTTTCTTCAAGGGTAAGTGGCTCAGAATAAAATATACTCGGATTACCATGTTCATCTTTCCATTCATCAACTTCAATAGTGATTGTGTTAAGAGTTTCAAAATGAGTCTTTACTCTATCAATAACTGACATAAATTAGGATTATACAGTTCCTCTTGTTAATGCGCCTGTACCTTGAAAAGTAACTGATCTAGTAGTTATTCCATCTAACGTAACATTAACACTCATTCCTGTAACAATTCCTGAACCTGTAAAAGTTTCATCTCCTGAAGAATTACCCTCTGGTGCTAATATAAAAGCTATTGTAGTTCCAGCAGTTAATGTTTGTTGTGGAGAATCAGTTTCATCATAACTCATTTCAAGAGTTCCTGAGAATGAAGTTCTGCCAGATACAAACGATTTTGTTGAATCTGATAGCTGAGTATCTTCTACAACATCTGATGTAGTTTCAAGTGTGTAACCTGTTAGTTCACCGATACCAGTTCCACCAGCAGTTACTACTCCTTCTTTTCCGAAATGTGTTGCCATTTTTTATTTTCCTTTTTTGTTTTAACTTGTTTATCTTCTTCTTGTTTCCAACCTAAATCTAAAAAATTATCAAGTTGAGTTTCGTTAATAGTAACTTCATGCCCATCTTTATATAATTTAATATCTTTTGCCATAATGCCTTTTACTATTTATCTTCGTTCTCGTCAATATCTTCTTCAAATTCCTCATCATCAAGATCATCAGCTTCTATTGATTCTTCTACATTATCTTCTCTTATTTCTTCAATAAGGTCTTTAACTTCTTCACACAATAAAGACTCTTTATCGTGTAATTTTTCTATTTGGTCTATTTTCTTTTGTATCTTATTTAGTATTCTTTCCATTATCCTCTCCTATGGTGTTCCTGATTGATATTCATACATACATCTAATAGTCATTCTTATTCCACCAACAGGAAATAAAGAACCCTCGTCAGTTTCAACTTGAATAACTTGTGTATCTAAAGCATTACTATCTCTAGTAATATCGGTTTCAACAGCAGTTTCTATTGCTGTGATTAATTGGTTTCTTTTAGTGTCTATATTAGAATCTGAACCTTTAACAAATCCTGAAATAATAAAATCAATAGTTCCATGTCTAGTTCTAGCACCACTTCCTAACTCAGAATCATCTCTATTTTCTTCTGATGTTTGCACTATAACTGCTGGATATTGTTGTTCAGATAATTCGTCTAATGGAAAAGGCTCTCTTGTAGCTTTCTTAATTGTTATAGGGCTAGATATGTTACCAATAACAGTTAGTAAATTTGATGCTATATCTTCTCTTACACTCATATTTTCATCTTTCTTAATTCTTTAGAAACGAATCGGTTGAACTGCTTACTTATAATATTTTCTGTTCGTTTATTAAAGCCAAAAAATTCTCTTTTAGGTTCATTTAATACTTGGTTGAATAATGCTCTTTGACGCATTTGTGCATTAGAAAAACCTAATGTAATTTTATGTTTTCTTGTCTTTTTAACTGTTTTATCACTTGGTGTTAAAGCACCTAACATTCTTCCAGTATAAAATAAATCAACTGCTGTCTTTTTACCCTCTCGATTTAATTGTTTTAAATAGCTTGAACTATAAGGTGCAAATTTTCTATCTCTAAAATCTTGACCTTTTTGTGTTTTAGTTCTGACAATATCTAATAATTGAAAACCAGCTTGTTTTAATCCTTTATCAATTATTCTTGGTAATGTTGAACCTAATCTTTTAAAGTTGTTTCTTACTTGCTTAGAGTTAGATTTTATCTTTAGATCGACAGCCATTATCTAACTAATCTTCTAAATCCATGTAAAGGTTCTCTCTCATTTGGTTTAATAGTGCCATCTGCTGTTTCATCATACTCTACACCATCTTCTAATATCATTCTCCATTCGATATTATATTGACTCATGTAATATTCTTGCATTCTTTCAAATCTATCTTTTTCTGTTTCAGGTCTAAATTTAGTTAATGCTGGTAAATAGAATCTTCCAAGAAATAGATAAACACCGGCACGTTCAAACTGATCTAAATTAACTTTTGTATTGACCAATTCTGCTGTGTTAAGAACTGTTATATCTGTAAAAATATTTGTTTTATATACAGGCCACCATTCTACTCTTAATGCTCTTAAAATATCATTAGTAGTTTGTGCTAGAAAATTAGTTGTTTCAGTAGCAGTTGTAGATATACCAAAATCAAAAGCATCAGGTTGATACTTTTGAATATCTGATGTTGTAACTACATTAGCACCTGTGTAATTTGCCATGTTAAATAATCCAAATTAATATAACTATTGCTAAAGCTATACCACAAGCTATTCTTGGGTGTTGTTTTGCTAATGTTATGTATTTATCTAAATGTTTCATGTTTTCTTCCTTGTCTTTCTTTTAGGTTTTAATTGTACTACTTTATCAGAAATATCTTTTGTAGTCGCTTTTTTAATTGGTTTTTTTTCTTCTTTAAGAGGTGTAAATCCTCTTATTTTAAAATGATTTATATTAGCTTCGTATGTAGCTAATGTTCTTATTATTGTTTTTTTTCCATTTGTTAATTTTATTGTTTCTTCCATAAATTCTCCTGTTAATTATCAGGGCAATTTCTTGCCCTGATAAAATTATAACTATGCGTCTTGTATAGATGAGTCTGCTTCGATCTCACAACCATATGAGTCTTGTAGTTCACCAACACCATAAACTGCTGTTGCTACGATTTCGTCTGCTCTAAGAGAGGCATCTCTTTGAGTTTCGATTTTTAGGTCTTGCATCATTGCTAAACCTAATGCGTCAGAATGAAAAGTTGCACCTTTGTAATCACCAGTTGTTCCTGGATTATTACCTGATGAATCTGCCATGTTTGACGTTTCGTACACACTTACACCAGCTATTTGACCAGCAAAACCTGTTCTCAAAGCTTCATTACCAGCCCCTGGATTAGGGTTAGCGAATGTGTTTGACAAACCTGATTTTAAATCAAAAGCTACGTTTGGGTGTAATATACAAGCAAGATTATCACTTGGTACACCTGTTGCTCTTAATTTTGCTACTGCATTGAAGATCAATGCCGCTGACATAACAGTTGTGTTTCCACCAACAGTATTTGAAAAACCTCCAAATAATGCAGTTAAGTCTGTGTCTATTTTTTTTGCAATCGCTTCACCAAACAATTTACCAATATCTCCAGCAACATTTCTTGGTGCTGAGTTTCTTGCTAAATCTGTAAGTGTAGTCATAATCCCATTTTCAGATGCTGTTATAGTAACTGAACTAGGATTGATTGCTGTGTTAGATAAATCAGAAGCTTCCGATACTGCCGCCGCACTTACTGTTGCGTAAACTGGAACTTCAACTGACTTTCCGCCACCTGTTATAGCATAATTCTTCACAAGCGGTCTCATAATTGATCTCTCACTTGCTACAAATAATGCTTCTGCTACTATCTCTGTGTATAGTTCCGATAGTGTAGAACTTGTTGTTTCTGCTGACATTTTTTGTTTCCTTTATTATTTATTGTTTAAGTTAATTTGAACAGGGTTAGAATCTCGTTCTTTACGATATTCTGCATATCGCTTACGATCTTCTGCCTTACTCATATCTAAGTCCTGAATTTTAAAGGGTTTTACAGTATTACCACCGATACTTGCTTTACTTCCTGAACCTTGATTTGTACTTAAACGGAAGTGTGGGTTCGTATCTAAAAACTCATTAACTCTATCTTCTATTGTTAAAAGTTCTCCTTTAGGATTATATCGTACATTAGAATTATTATCAAGTACCTCTATTCTTCCATCATCATTTAATTTAACTTCTCTTTCTAATAATGAAACAACTTGTTGAGGGTTGATTGCTCTATTCTTTGATGCAACAGATAAGATAGAATTATCAATCTTTTCTTTTTTAAGATTAAGTTTATACTTACTAATTTCTTTATCTTTCTCTTGGATTCTGTCTTGCATTATCTTTTCCAAGTCTTGTTTTGTTTTAGCTTCTTCTAATTCTCTTTGTTTAATTAAATCAGCTTTCTGTTTGTTTTCTTCTTCTATCTTTTTCTCGTATTTTCTTCGTTCTGCCATTAATCTAGCTTGAACAATGTTATCTAATTGTTCTTGTGAGAAAGATTTAGTTTCTTGTTTTGTTTCTTGTTGTACTTCTTCTTTAGCTTCAACAGGTGCTGAAGTTTCTTGTGTTTTATCTTCTGACATATTTACTCCTATATTATTAGTTCACCGCTACTATCATACCAATCAGGGTTGACGTAACTCCATTGATGTCTGCAATTATAACCACCACGAACTACTAAAGGGTTTCCAGCTTTTTTGCCTGACCAACTTCTTGAAGCCCATAATGATCTAACTTCATCAATCGTAAAAAGACCATCTGATCTCTTAGATTTTATTACACCATTTACAAGATTTCTGCAAATCTCTCGTGTTGTGGGTATCACATCACCATAGTATTTAACAAAAGTTAAACCAGCATCATTTGACTTATTGAAGTTTAATGTTGCATCAAAATCTCTTAATGAGTCGTTTAATATCTGACCAGCATATCTTTTCATATTCTCACCAGCACGATCTCTTGCAAATTTAGTCTGTAATGTTTGAACTGCCTTATCAACTCTCGATTGCATAGACTTTTTAAACTTATTATCGTCTATAAACTCTACTAGTTTATTAGCTTCTAAATCATCTGAACTAGCATAGATTCCATTTATAGTTTGTCTTAATTCTTTATCTAAATCTGCAAAGTCTGAACCAACTAAAGTATTCTGATAAACTTTTTCTGATAATCTTCTTGTAAATGTATTTGATACATCTTTAAACTGTGAAAAGTATTGTTGTTTAAGATTCTGTACTAAAGCTAAATCACCTTTTGTAAGTTCCTGAAACTCAACAGGTATATTGCCTATTCTCTTAAAAGCTTTCTCTATTCTTTTAGCTTGTTTATTAAAACCCTCTCTAACAACTCTATCTGCAAAGGGTAAATATTCTTTTTCTATAATAGCTTTTATTTTAGGTCTGATTGCAATAGCTGATTGTAATTCTATTAACTTACCATCTTGTGTAGGTAAATCTTTACCAGCTAAAGATATAACTTCTTTTTCTATTCTTCCTAATGCTTTTGTGAGTTCTTTGTAATATTTAGCTTCTGCAAGTTCTATTTGCTTGATACGATACTCTGTTGCTTCTTGTACTATATCTGCCATTCATCTAAATTTCTTCTTGCTCTACTTCTTGATCTTCTTGAGCTGGTTCATCTTGTGTAAATTCTCCAACTTCAGATTTAGCATCTATCTCATCAAAAATATTATTTAACTTCTCATCATCATCAACTACTGCTCTAGCTATTTCTTTGTCTATCTCTTTGTTTAATGTTGGAGATTGAACATTGATTGATTTTGCTTGTTGGTAGAATAATAAATCAGTTGCGTAATCTCTAATGTTAAATGAATCAGGGTAATTAATCTCTCCGTCAAATGGTGTATCTTGAAACATACTATATAATCTAAATAGTTGTTCTTCTGCTATTTCTAAATTATCAGCTTTCTCAGATAGTCTAGCATTTAACAATTCAAATTCTGTTTGTAGTGCTACACCACTAGAGATATTTGTTTTAGTAGTTCTTACTGAACCAATATGTGCAATTCTATTTATTGAACTAACTTTGTTTTCGATTGAGTCCATTATTGAAGCTAAGCTAGACCCTGATGGTTGTAGTAAATAAGGTTTTAGATTTGGTTCTAATTCATCAGGCATTTCTATAACTGCACCAGCACCAGCAGAAGCATTAACACTTGGAGTCTTAACTAATGATGGGTGGTTTGTTAATCTAATTAATTGTTCCATTTCTGAATACTCATTGTAAATAGATTTTTGTAAGTCAGCTATATCTGTAAGGTCAGATTGACCAATTCCTCTTTTGTGACTTTTGGAATTGTATAAAATAACTGCTGGTATTTTGCCAATCTGATTATCGACAGTATCTATTACTCGTGGTTCTTCTCTTTCAGGCATATACAAAGTATCAATTCTATCAGGATACCAAATTCTCATATATGTTCCGTTTTCACGATCTACTTCTTCTCTTATTTTTAAGTAGTTTAGTTCATACTTACCATTAGGTTGTCTTTCAAAATTCCAATCTAAAACATTCTCAGGTGTTACGATTGAAACATAAGGTCTTATATCTTGTTGTAATTCTTCTGCTCTAGTGCTTGTTTGAATATTAGGTTTATCTAAAATCATAAAACAATGACCATAGATTGACGCATAATTCTGTGCTGATTTAACTACATTACTTAAACTGTTACCCTCTAAGTCTGCGTCTTTTAAGAAAAATTCTAAGCTTTGTTCATCTGCTAGAGAACCAAAATTTCTTGATGGTTTTACTCTAAATAAAAATGATGAATAAATTTGAATTACATTTTTACAATGATTGTCGCAAGGTGTGTTTGCTATTCTTTGGTTAAACTCATTATCTAATTCTAAATTATATCTATTAAGATATTGACCCATCATATAATCGTAACCACCATTATATGACCTAATGTAATACTCCCAATTATTTACTGTTTCCTGATAGTCTTTGTGTACTGCGATTGCTTGATCTCTTGTGTAACTCATTATTTAATTGCCCATCTTGTAGGTTTTGAAAATTGAATATTACTTGTAAGGGGTTTTATATAATCTATTAAATAACCTAGTGCATCGTTCATATGGTCAAAACCTTGTTCCTTATCAGGAATATTTGTGTTTTCCTTGTATATCTGTCTTTGTAATCCTTTTATCATTGTTTTGCAAGATTTTGAAACAAAAATATGTCTTGTGCCTTTGGAATCTTTTAACTTACTATTAACTGCGTTCACTCTATCTCTTATTGATGGGTGTTTATGTTTTACTTTAACTTTAAAACCAGCATTTTGTAATATAGATAAATCAGTTCTTCCACCGGCAGATGTTTTTCTTTGTCTTGAAGCTGGGTCAGGATATATAAATATTTGTGCTTTAGAACCATACCTATCTCTTATCTCTTGGCACATTTCATCAGTATTACTTGAATAAATAATGATTTCATCTACTGCATATATCTTATCTTTTTCTATTTGCGTTACACAAGCTGACATTGGGTCAACGTTAAAGTCCATTCCTATATGTAAAGGTTTTTCCCAATCTATTTTACGTTCTATAACAGACTCAACAGGGTGAAAGTTATAATAAACACTACCAGCATAATTTTCAAATGTACCCTCAAACTCTTGTCTAAATGTTCTAATATCTATGTCTTGTTTAGCTTGTTCTATTTCTTCTTTAGAAACCATACCACCTTGAACAGTAGTATATTGATAGCTTCCCCAATGATCGTCTTGCTTACCTTTAAGATACATCTCATAACTCCAATTACCATAACCTTTAGGTGTTCCACACATTAAAACATCTCCAAGTGTATCAGATACAGATGCTCTTAATACTTCAAACCAAGTTCTTTTATCTATGTCTGCAAACTCATCTAATATTAAAAAGTTTAATCCTGTACCTCTAAGTGCATCATAATTATCAGCACCCTTTAATGAGATAACACTATTAGTTTTTCTTATCCTAATAGACATTGTTGTTTCGTTAATATCCTCAATCCAATTAAATTGATTAAGCATTTCTTTAAGATTCGACCAAGCTATCTCTTTAGCCATCTTAAATGTTGGTGCTACATACCATATTTTTTGATTTGGCTTAGATGCGTATTTCATCATCTCCGTTATGCAAAGATATGTTTTACCAAATCTTCTACCTGATATTAAAACTCTAAATCTTTTCTTACACGAACTAACTTCGTATTGTGGCTTAGTTAGTTTAATTTTCATATTAGCTAGTTGCTGATTCCTCACATTTAAAATTGACCATAATTTTGCCTTTATTAACTTCTCCTAAACCTAGTGCTTGGTTTATCGTAAGTGCATTTAAATATCCAGCAGTAGAGCAATCGTAATAACTATCATATGGTACATAATTAGGCATTGGTTCAGAACATTGTTGATAAACAGCCGAGCATATTTGTAACACTAACATAAATTTCATGAGCTATTTACTCATTGATATTATTTTTAAAATCTTTTTAGAACCCATATATATTTCTGTTTCTGCTTTTATTTTATTACAAGAAAATCTAACTGATTGAGGATTAACTTCTCTTTCAGCTATACGTTTAGATTTAAGACAAGCTGACATCTTTTCTTTATAAGTGTGTTCAACTATATCTCCGTTTAAATACATTAGAAGTCCTACAACAATTTCGATCATTTATAACTCCCATTTGCTCTAACTTTATCTTTTAGTGTTTCTAATTGATTTGTCATTTTATCTACATCTTTGATAAGTCTATCAATATTTACTTTATTATTCATCATAGCATCTACTCTTTCTGTTATCTTTTCTAATTCAACTAAGTTTGACTCGATAAGTAGATATTGTTCGCTATCTGCTGGAAGTGATCCCATTTCTCCACGTGGCCATTTTATTCTAAATTCTGTATTTTCATTTACATCTGAAATCATTAACTTACCATTTGTTTCAATAGTATTAAGTCTTTCAATAATTCCAAAGTATGCCCAAACTGCTACTGCAACTGCTACAATAATAGAAATTAAATTTCTTAATGGCAGTTGAATATTTGTGTTATCGCTTACTTTCATTAGTTCTCCTCAAATATAGGTCTATCAGGATTTTCTGATTTCCATTTATCTTTTAACACAATCCAATAACTTATACTATTATCTCTTTCTTCAAAATCACTAACTTTCATTACTCCTAATTCTAAACAAGCACCAATAAGTTCTGCAAATGCCGGTGGTGGTGGGGTTATTCTTGGAACACTTCTACAAGATTTAATTAGTTCCATTTGAGTCTTTAGTTTTAATTGTTTCTCTTGTTCTGCAATAAACTCATCACTACAAGCAGTTCCTAAAGATTTTCGGTATCTCATACCCACTCTATTTTCAATCCACTCGTCTGATGTTCCTGTCTTATAATCTCTTTGCGTATAATCGTTATATGCTTCCCAACTACCTTGATTACAAGTGTTAGTTCCGTTGTTTAAATATTCATTTCTTGCTTGTGCTGATGTTACTACAAACAAAAAGAATAATATCCAAAATACATTACCTGTTAAGGTCTTTAATATCGTATTCATGTTGCCTTACCTGATCGCTTAATTGTTGAAAGATATTTTCTGCCATATCCCACGTTGCTTCTGCTCTTGCTAATCTGTTTTTTAAATCATTCATTATTTCTTTTTGCATATCAATATCTCTAGTAACATTTACAAGTAGTTCTTTATTAACCTGTATAGTATCTGTCATAGTTAAAACGTATCTAACTGATGTAAATGTTCCAGCTAGTATTGCACCTATAACAGGTATGATTACAATATTCTTTTTTAAATACTCTAATTTACTTTTTGGTTTCTTATTCATATCCTTTTAATATCCACTTTATAATCGTTCTAATGTATTTTTTAATCTTTTTCATAATCTAAATCCTTTTTTCCAACTTTGTATTGCCCAATATGCTGGAGATAAACTTTTCTGTCCTCTTACTTTTGCCAATATTGGTCTAAATCTTGCCATAAAGCTTTTACGTCTAACATCATCACTTCTGCCAATACTCATACCTTTAGCACCAAAGTTCACTTTTTGTACTCTACCTGTTCTAGTATTCTTAACAAATACTTTGAACTTCTTTACATCACCTCTACTAGGTTTATTGAGTCTAACTGTTCTTCCTTTGTATTTTGCCATAAACACGTTTTATCACAAAAGTTTTAAGGATTAAACTTTATATATTGTATATTTTAAAGTTAGTTCTTCGTCTTGCTTAATCTCTTTTAAAGTGTGTAAATAAGACTTATTAGCAACATCTATTCTCACACAATTAGGATTATCTTTATGATTAATGAATCCACCTAACGGAAGTCTAATAATCTCATCACTAATTATTATATGAGTAACACCTAATTGAGTACCGGCTTTAATATCTTGTGTAGCAAATAAACCTAACCCCTCTATGCCACTAGCTTTGATTGTTAAAGATTCCGGTAAAGGTCTATAAGTCATCTTGGTTCTTCTCCACCACAAATATAACCTATAACTTTCTTGTCTTTATAAAGGTGATATTCGTGATTACTAAATAGTGTTCTTTTCTTATTTTCTTTTACTTTTACGTTACTATGAAACCAACTGCTACAAGACTCATTAATTTCAAATCTATCTAATTTAATATCTCCACCAAATGTAAGATACATTAGTGTAATCATTATAGGTTTCATTATCTTTTAAAATGTCTTTTTCGCCACTTATTACAAACATAAGTATCTTTAACACCTTTAGTTTTCCAAACACCACAAAAATTGTGTTTTTGTGAATAGAGTCCGCAATTTCCACAGCTACCTCTACCGGTTGATGGTCTAAAATCTTGTGGCATTTGATAAGGTACAAATTCACCATTAGGATAGAAATTACTTCTCTTTATCATTTTCTATTTTGTTTTTATAAAATAATTGTAGAAAAGCCCTGTATGCACCACCACCTTGATAGTCTTCTTCAGCATCTGCTTTTTTTTTAAGTTCTTCAAGAGTCTTATTAAACTCCTCAGCTTCTTTATTAGTTGTTGTCATCTTCCTTGTCCTCTATATTTTTTTCTTTTAGATTTGTTTTTGTTTAATCTTTTAGTGTGTCTTCCTGGCCTTTTTCTTGGATTGTTTTTAACATAGTTACTGACTCCATATAATCCTTTTTTCTTAGCCATCTACTTTTTCTGCTTCTATAATTAATGGTAAAGGTTCATTAATAGATTCGGTTTGAGTTCGTTCTTTCATATTTAAGTAATTTTTTGAGAGCCAAATTTGCATATTAGTATTATCTTTTTTAACAGCTTTATCCCACATCTTTTTTCTTAAACTAGCTTTACCTTTTTCTTTGTATTGGTCTATTATTTCGGCATAATTTCTTTGTAAAGTTCTAGCAGATACTCCCATAACTCCAGCTATCTCATAATCAGGACAACCAATAGAAGCTAGGTTTTTAAGTATTTCTAAATCAAGGTATATTTTAGGTCTACCAGCACCTTGCCTTTGTTTAGTCTTATTTGTCTTATTTTTGTCCATTTTCGAGTTCTGCCTTTTTCCCTGTAAAGTTCTCCCACCTTTTAATTATAACATCACAATATATAGGGTCTAGTTCCACACCATAACATATTCTATCTAATTTTTCACAAGCTATTAATGTTGATCCACTACCTAAAAAAGAGTCTAATATAATATCTTCTTGTTTAGAACTATTCTTAACTAAATACTCCATAAGTCCGACAGGTTTCATAGTAGGATGTAATTTAGATTTTGTTGGTCTATCATATTTAATAATAGTGGTTTGTTTTCTGTCGGAATACCAACTATGTGAACTACCCTCTTTCCATCCATATAAACAAGGTTCGTGTTGCCAATGATAGTCTTGTCTTCCCATAACCATTGAGTTTTTAGACCATATTAAAGTTTGACGGAGTTTCCATTTAGCTTCAATACAAGCTAATCTAAAATTTAAACCCTCGCTATCACTATGCCATATATAGAATGCACCACCCATTTTAAGTACAGAGTCGGCAGATACAAAAGCTTGACTTAAAAATTGTATAAATTGATCGTTAGTTTGTTTATCGTTTTGTATAGTTAATTTATCTTTAGTTTTACCCTCATACGAAACATTATAAGGTGGATCGGTTAAATATAAATCAACTTTTGTTTCTTTGCATAACTTATCATAAGTATCAAGTTTTGTACTATCTCCACAAATTAATTTATGCTTTCCAAGTTTCCAAATATCGCCTAATTTACTTATAGGTTCTTCAGGTGTTTCAGGAACTTCATCTTCATCAGTTAAACCTTGTTTTTCCTCGAATAATATATCGTTTAATTGATCTTCATTAAAACCTAACAAATCTAGCTTAAAATCTTTAGCTTCTAGTTCCTTGATTTCCATTTTAAGTAATTCATTATCCCATTCTGATTCTTCAGCAGTTCTATTATCAGCTATTCTATAAGCATTAATCTGTTCTTCTGTTAAATTGTCTATAATAGATACAGGAACTTGTTTGAGTCCTAATTTTTTACTTGCTCTAAACCTAGTATGTCCAGCAACAATGACTCTATCCTTATCGACCACTATGGGTTGTCTAAAGCCATATTCTTTCAATGACATAGCAACCTTTTCGATTGCTTTTTCGGATAATTTTCTCGGATTGTTCTCGTAGGGTTTAATGCTACTAATATCAGCAATTTCGATTTTCATTTACCTAATTTATACCTTATTTGATTAAAAATAAAAACCATAGTCTTAATCGTAATAAGCTTCTTCTAGTTTCTCTATATCTATATTGTATTTATTAATTAGCTTATCATATAAACCATACTTGCCTTTTTCTCGACACTTTTTAATTAAGCTTAAAAGTTTAAATGTAAATGCTGTTTGTTTGTTCATAGTTTTATTTTCTCCATTTTAATAATACAGCTAGTAGGATAAACATTTACATCTCCAAATACTTCTTCATTACTATCGTGTGATGCAAAAGTTGTAGTAAATTTTCTATCTTTATAAAAAATATATGCCTGTGATACCATAATACTAGGTGTTAATTTGTTTAATTCATCTACTGTATGCCAACCTGAATCACCTGTTGGGTCTAAAAATTTAATGCTATAAAAATAATATTTCTTATTTGCTATTTTAACGTGCCTAAATTTTGCCTTTTTTCTTCTTACCATTAATGCTTCTTATTATTACTTGCTTCTATTAAAAGTTTAATTTGTAGTTTTAATCTTTGGTTCTCCAATGATAACCTTATAAGTCTTTTTCTGACATATTTAAAGATTCTTAATATCGACCTCATACTTTGTCTTTCAAGGGCATATTATCATTAAATCTATGTTTCCACTTAATTTTACCATCTGTCTTAATTTTGACATATTCTCCAAATTTATCACCTAAATATTCTATGTCTTTGCTAGACTTATTTTTGATAGCTATATTAGTATATTGTTTATTAGTATCTTGTGTATTAGTCAGAGGCGATAGCTGGTCAGGTGCTGGTTGCTCGTTATCCACATACTGAAATTTATCGTAATTTATAACACTTATAATCGTAATATTTCGTCTAGGGTGGTTAGAGGTGGGTGTAAGCTGGGCGAGTCTTGTCGTAATCATACCTCGTCTTTTCAACCTTAAAATGAAAGTACGCATTTCAGAATAAGTCATTTTCCAAAATGTTGCGTTTTTTCTTAATGGAAATATCAATTCCCCTCGTTTTACAAATATCCTACTATTTAAAAAATTAAGTGTTTTATCTTGGTGTGTAGCTGAACTTATCATATATAACCAAACACTAGACTCTATTAAGCTTCTAAAAACTTTGTGATTCCACACATCTCTATAAACTAAAAAATAACCTGATTTTCTTCCTTGCATCTTTCTATCTCCCTATTTACTTTTTTTAATATCTCTTGTTCTGTTCCGTATCTTTTCTCAAACTCTCTCTTGCCCAAATGTACTGATATTTTACCTGTCCTATGGTGTGAGTAGCATAATGGAATAGTATCGCTGTGTGGGGGTCTCAGACCCATTCCTGTATGCTTTCTGATGTGATGTACCTCGCTTTGCATCTCGACTCCATCTTGAAAACAAGCATAACAAGGCATCTCAGCAATAGTCTGTAATCGTTCTTTCTCAGCTTTTGTTTTTACTTTTTTCTTTGCCATATTACACATTCCCTTTTGTATTGACTTAATGCTCTTTTACCTGAGTCTTCTATTTTATCTTCTAATTGTAACTCCCTTATTCTCGCACATACTGAACTCAATGGTATTTCCATAGTATCAGCAATTTGGTGGTTTGCTAAAGGATTGTTTAATAATAAATCAAACACCTTATCTTTCAATGTTACTTTGTCTTTTTTATGTTCCCACGCAGATTTACTTGTATCTGAGTTTCTTTGATATGCTTTATAGTCTAGTTCTAATTGCATCATTTCTCCTGTTTTTTACCTTAAAGAAATCAGGTGGTTTTTTTCTTAGTTTGATAAGCTTCGCAATATTATCAAATCCTACCTGACCCCAATAAGGGTCGTGGGCTAGAAAACTAAATCAGGGGAGATTAAAACTAGCCCACTATGTTCATAACATATTGAGAAAAAATGTATGTTTAACGATTCATACCACAAAAGGATATATATACAAAACTTTCTCAATCACCCTGATTCAAATTTATACTGATTTGTTTTTTGTTTGCAAGTTTTTTATAGTGTTAGGTGTTATTATTATAAAAAATGGCTATTTTATTAGGGTTTTTGATGTATTGACTTACAACCTAGAAATGATACTTTATTCGTATGTTAAATATAAACGCAAACATAAAACAGGGAGAGAGCATAATGAAAAAAGGTAATTATAATTGGACACCAAGATATAAAGTTGGTTCAATGTATAAGTCAAAATTAAATAACAAAAGATATTATATTACAGGGTCAGGTTCTAAAACTTGTGCTTTAAGTGTAAGGATTTTAGAAAAAGGTGTTGTTTTAGATTTAAGCCCAGATGCTTTTTATAAACAAAAAGAAAATAAAAATATATTTTATGGTCTTATGCAAAAAGATTTAGATAAATTAAATTTAGTAGAAATAGAGGAGTTAGCATAATGAAAATACCTAAAGGTTCATCAGTATCAAAAGAGTTATCTAAAAAGTTTGGTAGAGTATTTAATACCAAAGAAACTTTTATCTTTGATATTGGTAAAGAAGTTTCAAATGTGAATACACTAGGTACTCACGTTGAAAAACATCTGCAAGAAAAAGCAGATTTTATTAACAAGCAACAAGGTAAATCTAATGGAGAAAAGATTGGTTAAATTAGAAGAATCTTATTTCAAGGACTTTGAAAAACAAAGAAAACTTGAAAGAAAAGCTGTACTTCTTAAAGAGAAAAAAAGAATGAAAGCTTGGAAGATTCATAATTTAAAATATCATACTACTGCATAAGTAACTAAGGGGATATAAAATGAGAAAAATGATAATGTTAATAGGGCTATCTATCACTCTACTTCAAGGGTGTGCTAGTTACAAACCACTAATTGACTCAAATGGTCAATCAGGTACTTTTAATGAAAGCCAAGCTAAGAATATAACTAATGATAAAATGTTATGTTCGCAATTCGCAAAAAACAATACAACGAAAATGTCTAATGTAACTTATTGGATATTTAGTCCAAAGATGGAAACTAGATACCAAGCTTATTATAAACAATGTCTAACAGGGAGAGGTCATAGTGTCATTAACTAAAAAATATAAGTATTTATATTTAAAAGAAAAATGGGAACACGAAAGCACACGATTAAACTTTGATCTTAATGTCTATAATTTTGATATTGATAATCAAGAAAAAAAAGTATTTAGACAGTTAAATCGTTTAGAGAAACTTAATAATAAGCATAACTACGAGGAGATAAAATGATCACAGACTCACAAGTCCGTAATATCTCGTTGATAAAACAACGATTAAGAAATTGTCTAGCTACTATGAATGGTGCTAGTCAAAAAGAACAGGAGTCTAAGTTCTATGAGTATATAGGAATTAGACTAAGACAAAGAAGATTAGAGATAGGATATACTCAAACAAGAGTAGCTAATAAGTTAAGAGTTACTTTTCAACAAATACAAAAATATGAGAAGTCAGCTAACGCAATACCTTTATCTAAATTAAAGATATTCTGTGAAGCTACTAACACCGATTGGTCTTATTTCTTTAGACCACTTGATGCTTTAGATAAGAAAATATATATGAATGGGAGAGCAAATGACTAAAACAGTTAAGTTAGAACACGGACATACAGTTACATTTGATGATAATAAACACGTTTATATTCATAATGGAGAATATGTAGTTGGTATGAGTACACTTCTTGGTAAGTTAGCAAGTCCAGCATTAGAAGCTTGGAAAGTTAATACACAAGTTAATGCAATCAAACAGGAAATGGAAAAACAAGGTATAGCACTAGATACAATAGATAAGATAATCATTAATGCTAGGGCTAATGCTCGTAAAGCTAATGATAATATTTTAAGTATTGGAAGTATTGTGCATAAGCTTGTTGAACTATGGTTAAAAGGTGAAAAGGTAACTAAACCTGATAATCCTGTTGTAGCAAATTGCTTTATGGAGTTCCAAAAGTTTTGGAAGAAACATAAGCTAAAAGTAGTTGAGTCTGAAAAGATACTTTATTCTGAAAGAGGATATTGTGGAACTTTAGATTTAATTGCTAAAGACGGAAAAGGCAATCTATGGTTAATAGATGTAAAGACATCTAAAGGATTGTTTATAAATATGGTTTTGCAATTACACGGTTATCGCTTGGCCTATGAAGCCCAAACAGGTAAAAAAATCGATAAGATGTATATAGTAAGATTGCCTAAAACAAATGAACCATTTGAAGCTAGGCAGATATTATATAAGGCAGACCATATGAAAGCATTTTTAGGTTTATTACATTGTCATAAATCAGAACTGCTTTTTAAAGAACAAATGAGAAAGTTAAAGTCAACGCAAACCAAAAGGAAAAAAAATGTACGATAAGAAACAATACGGAAAACCTTTTTGTGGTCTTTCATTAAGACTATATGAAACAGGTAAAAAAGCACCAAGCTATGAATACTCAGCATCAGCAAGTAAGTCTAAATTGATGTGTAGTTTAACAAAAAAATTATATTCAATTTCGCAAATAGTTGAATGGTATAACACACCACAAGTTCAAGAATATGCTAAAGAGGGATATGAACTTAAAACTGCTAGTAAGATTCAACAAGCCAAAGAATCTAAATATGGTGCAGATACAGAACAAACATTTTGTTTCTATATGGCTAAACCTTATAAACCTAGAAATATTGATGGCATAAAACCTATTGGTCAATCTGTTCCAAGATATACTGAACAACCAATGACTCAGGCACAACCATCAGCACCTGACAATTCTCAAATTGCTGGGTTATCTGATCTTGATGATGAGATTCCATTTTAAATGCAACTAACTAAGGAGTTTAGAGGTATGAACGATTTGGAAATGAAAATACAAGACCTAGAGATGCAAGTAAAAGCATTAGAGAAAAATAATAAAATGCTTAAAGATCATATCAACTCATTAATAAATGATAATGACCGGTTTAGAATGATAGACAAAGCCCATAAAAGTATAAATGGAAAACTTCGTCTAAGGTTATCTAGGTTAGAAGAAGAAAATAAACAATTAAAAGATACAAATGAGGATAATAAAGAACTTATTCAAGATTTGTACGATTACCCATAAAAGGAGAAAAATATGTCAAAGGAAGATTATTTAAAAGTAGATACACCAGCACTAATGGAAGAATTAAGAAAGTTCTCAGACCTATATAACTTTTGGTATTCTGCATTGTTAAAAAGGGAAACAGACCTTAAACAAAAAAACGCAGAACTTTATTTAGGTTATAAGCAAAAAGGCGAAAAGATGACCCAAAAGGAAATTGAAGCTTTAATAATGGTTGATGAGGATTATAAGGCCAAGAAGCTATGTTTAGTAGAAGCAGAAACTTTTTACTTACAATCTAAAACCAACTACAACAATAAACAAACAGAAATCTCTTTATTACAAAGTGAGTTAAAAAGAGAACTATCGTTTGTAGCTAGGGAGAGAAAATGACAAAACTTTATTTAGACAATCAAGGCAACTATCAGAAGTTTAAAGAAGATAAAATTAATTGGTTAAGTGTTATAGCCAAGACCCTAGCTTATCTTACTGTGGCAGTTGCTATGGGCTTTTATATGTATCTTTTATTTAGTGCTTAATAACTTCTAATTGGCTTATGTCAGTTGTTTCATCTATTTCAATGGTGCTTATACTATAATGCTTAATATAAGCATCTTCCCTCTCATCAATTCTATCTAAATAGCTTTGTACTTTTGGAAAGTGTGGAGTCTGATCTATAAATATAAATGAAGCTTTACCAATATTATTATTATCAGTTAATAAATCTATACTTAGTTCTGTAATGACATAATCTATTTCGTACTTCATACCTTACAATATATGTATTTGAGATTAAGTTAAATTACTTTTTACGAAATATTTGTGTGCCTTTTATACCAAAGATACTTGCTACTACTGTAATCCATAAAGTCTGAAACCATACAGGAAGATTACCAAAGTGATGAAAGAATAATTCTATCTTATCCATCATAGCTGGGTCATCAGAAAATACTGCCCAAGCTAATACAATAATCGGTGCAGACAATATGATAAGCACAAATTCGTCTTTATAATCGTTTTGTCTAGCTTCTAATAATTTACCTTGATATGATTCTTCTCCACGACTTTGTTTTTCTGCATGTAGTAATTGTGCTTCAGACATAGCAACTTTAGCACGTTGCTTGTTAGCATAAATTTTACTTCCAGCGGAAACGGCTAATTTGATTGCACTAAACCACATTATTTTAATTCCTTTGCTAATTGACAATAATGGATAATTTTATCCCATTTCTCGTCAGGGTTTTCTGTTTCTTTTTCCCTCAAACAGTATTTTATAATATTACCCTGTATAAAATCAAGGTTATTCGCTGTTATAAATTCTATGGGTTGAATTGTAAAATGCTTGTAATGCTTCCCCCCTATCTGCTTATCAATCGCTTTCTCCGTTGCTCTCTCGCCTTTTAAAGCATACTTTCCACAGCATTTCTTCTTCATACTATCTTACCAATCCAATCGCCTTTTTTATTAATAACCATAGGAAGTAGTCTTGGTATTCCATTTAGTATTATTCCACAACCTAATATGAATCTTGTTTTAAAGTTTTTAGCATAAGAAAAAGCCATAGACTTTTGATTAATTAAACAACCTACATTCATAGCAAAGAATAGATTATCAGGATTTGCCCAATAGCTTATTAAGAATTTAGTATGATAATGTCCTTGAACACAATTCATTCCCATAGTTTGAGATACCTTTAATACATCTGCACTTCTTCCATGAGTAAAGAAACATCTTTGACCATTAGACATAGTAAGAGTTAAATCATCAATCCATTTCCATTTTCTAGTTCCTAAAAACTCTCCGTATGGTTTTAAGAATTGTTTAGACATTCCATACTTTAATGCTCGTCTATAAACTAGACTACTATGGTTACTATCTACTTCTATTACTTCAGGAAAAATATCTTCTAATACTTTAATATATTCTTTTGCTTTATCTAATTCGTGTCCAGCAGAATATAAATCAGGATTGTGTTCGTGCATTGATATTGCGTGAAAGTCTAACAAATCTCCAATGTTCACAATCTTATCAGGTTTAAATTCTTTTTTTATTGCTTTTAAAAATGTAATTGAGTCCTTATGTTGATAAGGCAAGTGCATATCAGAAATAACTAATATTCTTTTATGATTCATACAATTTTTACTTGTACTGCTATTTTGATAAAATGTAAAGTAGTTGTGTAATCACTAACAAAGCAACAGCACCTAATCCATATATTATCCAATTCGTAATATTATCGAATCGTTGATCTAACTTGTCGTGGATTTTATCTATGTCTTGATGGATATGTTTGAGATGATTATTTTTTATTGTATTCACTTCTCTCGATAAACCTTTAATGTGTCCGTATAAACTAACAATATGTTCACCTGTTGTTTTAGGACTCCTAGCCATTACTTTTTCTTTCTTTTTCTTCTTAAATCAAGATCGTGTTTTCTTGAACCTCTCATAAAAGAATTTACTCTACCCATAGACCAAGAAGCCATAGAAGTCTTAGGTCTTGAACCGGCAGATAAAAAAGCACCTTGACCTCTACGATAAACCTTTTTTAATTGGCCTAAAGTTATATTTTTTCTTGTTTTTGCTTTTGCTCTAAGTGTTGAGATAACTTGTTTTGATAAAGCTTTTCTTTTTACTGCCATTATTTTGACCTCGCTTTAAACATTGATTTTGGTATTCTAACACCTGACTTATATGCTTTAGACATATAGTTTAATAGTGTAACTCTTGCTGATCTTTTTTTACCTTTAAGACCAGATAAATATTTTTTAGGAATTTTACTTTTCTTATCTTTAGGTACTTTTCTTCTTTTCATTTTCCTACATTCCTCATAGCTTTATTGTGTGCTGATTTAAAAGTAGCACCTTTTTTTAATGCTGTTGCCATAGACCTCATATGTTTTAAACTATGATGTCTTGCGTGTGCTTTCATAGTCTTTTGTTGACTAGGTTTAAGACCTTTAATAATTCCTGTTATAGATGCTACTTTTACCATTACTTCTTCTTTTTCTTTTTCTTTTTTTTCTTTTTCATTGGTTTTGAATATCCGTATGCCATAATTATTTCCTCTTTTTAGTTTTCTTCTTTTTTTTCATAATAGCCATTTGCAAACCTTTTGGCAATTTTCTTTGTTTCTTAGTTAGTTTCATATTTTCTCCGTTAGTTAGTTAATACTCCACCTGACCATTTTGCTTCAGGTAATCCGTTTGTATATGTTTTTCCGTCAAATGTTAATACTTGTTTTCTATTACTTCCCTCAGAAAAACTTGCGTGTATCCACCCTGAGTTTGCTTCTCCTGTCCAAAATTCTAAAATCAGTTGGTCAAAGTCGCAGTTGTTTTCAATCCATAAAGCTACTTGTAAATTAGAAATTCCAGCTATTTCAAAATCAACTGCCGAAGAACCATTAATACAAGTATGTTGTGAATTTTCTGAACTACCTATGGCAAGACACAACTCTTTTGATCTATACCCTGATGTTATAATAATAGGTTTATCAAACTTTGCTCTTACAGGTTCAAGAACTCCATAACATAAATCTGTTATGTTTTTTATTTCTCCACTACTAGGTTCGTTCTTAATACCCTTACGGACAGCTGTCATAGACTTTGTGAACTCTATAAGCTTAAAGTGTTTTGAAAGTTGCATATAAAAAAATTTTAAGGTTTTGTTGGAAACGTAATTGAATCAACATCTTCAGCAGTATCATCAGAAGCTACTGTACTAGGCAAATCTCTTAATGCTGTTCTATAAGTAGTCATATCAGATGACAAAGTGTTATCAGATAAAGCTAAGTAGTCTGTTTCTTTTAACAAAGCATTTCTTTTTTGTCTAAGATTAACCATAGCTCTATCTTTAGCACCAGCTAACCAAGTTGCTTCTTCTACATCTCTTGCTGTTTCTTCTGCTGGTGTAAATTGGATTCTTTCTCCATTCACCATTTTATATCTAGGCATATTGTTCTCCTTGTTGGTTTGTTATTATCATAATTAAGATACTTCGTACATTGTTATTGTATTTAACTAATACCATATAATTTTATAACTCCTGAATCTATATTGCCTGAAGTCATCTTAAATCTTGCTGTATTAATTGCTGAAGTAGAATTACAATATCCAGCAACATAAAAAACCATACTTTCA